ATTAGNAAAAGATTTAAAGCATTATTTCACAATGACTACCGTTGACTTTAAAGGCTTCGGAAGCCCTCGAATGAGGCATTGGGTGGTGCATGCTAAATGATAAGATTAAAGAAATTTAGAATTGGTAATGTTGATATGATGTCTAAATCTAGAGGACTTGAAAAAGGTGGAAGAACTCAGAAGTATATTGACCGAAAGGTTCTTGAGTTAAGTGAGAAGTATACACCTAGAGATACTGGTGAGTTAATCAACTCAGCTAGAAGGTCAACTAAGGTTGGCGAAGGTAGCATAGTTTACGACACACCATACGCTCATTCAGTATACCACACAAAAAAGAACTATAAAGGTTCACCAATGAGAGGTGCTTACTGGTTCGATAGAATGAAGGCAGATAATGTTGATAAGATAAGAGATGAGGCAGCTAAGGTGGCAGGAGGTAGAAGTGAAAAATGATTATTGACAAGGTTAGAGATTTTATGAGACAATGTCCCTATCTAAATGGAGATAGAAGAGTAAATGTTGATTTCCTGCCTGATAAAGTTTTTGAATATACCATTGACGCTGTACCAACAAACACAACTGTTAAAACATATGCTGATGGAGGCAAGGTTAAGCAATTTACTTTTGTCTTTGCGTCTAAAGAACATTATGGACCTGAAGTTTTAGTGAATATTGAAAACAATGGATTTTATCAAAAAGTGGCAGATTGGATAGAAGATAAGTCTAACAGGTATGAGCTACCAAATCTAAGTGAAGATAAGGAATCAATGTTTATGGAAGTTCTAGATAGTGGTTACCTATTTCATGCTGATGAGAATAGAGCAAGGTATCAAATGCAAATAAGATTAGTATATTATCAAAATTAAAAAAAAATTTCCAAGGAGGAACGATAAATATGGAAACACAAAGATTTGTAAGACGTAGTGAAAAGGTCAATTTTATGAAAACGAGTGATGACACTTACAATAGAATGAAATTCTTCACTGCTATGGAAGAGGAGAAAAACCCTCTAGAGTACAGCAGACAATATGTTGACGAATCATTCGAGAGAGTTGATGTTACAGGTATATCATCAGGTGTTTCATTCTCTATGGATGAAAGAACTAATGACCCTGTTCATGATGTAATTGTAGATATCTTTGAAAATGAAAAATTAGGTTCAGATGCTACAGTTACTATTTTATCAGTAAATTTCACAAAAGAAGTTCCTGTTGAAGAAGGAGATTCAGGTGTAGCGTACGAAGCAAAAGAGAGAGTGTTTAGTTTAATTCCTGAGTCCGAAGGTGGAGAAGCAGAAGTTTACACATACTCAGGCACACTTCGCGCACAAGGGACAACTAAGCAGGGGATTGCTGTGTTTGCTGAGGATGCCCCAACTGACCAATTAGAAGAATGTACATTTTTACCATTATAATATAACAAATAGGAGGACTATATAATATGAGTAACGTAAGAGTGTTTAATTTTAAAGAGAAAGATTATCTGACATTAGAATTGAATGGAGTAAAGTTCGAGGTAGACACAGCTGACCAGGTNTTCATAGAAAACCTTAAANNATTCGGACTTAAACTACAAAATATGNGTTCTAATGAAGTTTATGGCGAAGATGTTAACTTAGAGAACATTGATTTAGAAAAGTTGGCAAAATTCAACAATGAAGCTATTGAGCTATTTGTCGAAGGTATAGATAANTTATTGGGAGACGGAGCAACTAAAGAAATCTTTGGTGAGCGCGAAGTNAACTTTGAAGACATAGCTGAGTTAGGATTCTTCATAATCTCAGAAATAAATGATTATTCAGAAAAGAAAATAGCTGATAGACATAAGGAGTTATTAGAAAAATATAGCCCTCGCAGAATAAGGAAATAATAAAATGAATATTCTAGTTGATAAAAACCCCACCAGTGTCGTTATAGGTGGGGTTGAACATACTATCAATTGTGACCATAAAACATCAATATTGTTTGAAATGGCTGTTAAAGATCCAGAGTTAAGTGAAATTGATAAATTGTTTATTGCACTCAATCTTTACTATGATGACATACCAGACAATATTGAGGAAGCGTGGAACGCTATTTTATGGTTTTATACTCTTGGAGAATTAGATGGCAAAGTTGACAAGGGCGAGGGTGGCTCAAATATTAACAATAATCCGCCAAAACTAAAGGAGGAGGTATATTCATTCGAACATGACGGTGATTATATCTTCTCCTCTTTTTTACACGCTTACAAGATTGACTTAGCTAATGAAGATTTACATTGGTGGACTTTTATGAAGCTGTTTAACACTCTCCCAGAGGATACAATAATGAAAAAGATAATAGAAATAAGAAGTACTAAAATTACATCAAGTATGTCTAAAGAAGAGAAAGCTAATTGGAGAAAACTTAAAAGAATGTACAGATTGCCAGTTAGCAAATCACTCAATGTTGACAATGGTGAACAATTTGGGGATGCTATAAGTAATCTGTTTTAATGGGAGGTGAGAACAAAATATGGATGGAAAACTAATATTTTCAACGGCTATTGATACATCAGGATTTAAGAAAGGTGTATCTTTGATGAGAACTACAGGAACAAAAGCTCTTAAAGCTGTAACAACTGCTACTGCAGCAACAGGTGCGGCTATTGGAGCTATGGGGGCATATGCAACCAAAGCAAGCATAGAGTTTGAGAGTGCTTTTGCTGGGGTTAGAAAAACAGTAGAAGCAACTGAAGAAGAGTTCAAGCAGTTAGAAAAAGGCATAAGAGAAATGTCTAAGGTTATGCCACAGAGTGCTAGTGAGATAGCTGGGGTTGCTGAGGCAGCTGGACAGCTAGGAATTGAAACTGCTAACATTCTGGGATTTACTAAGAGCATGGTTATGTTAGGTGACGCTACAAATATGACATCTGATGAGGCTGCAACTGCATTAGCTAGGCTTGCCAATATAACAGGCATGAGTCAAATGGATTTTGATAGACTTGGTTCATCAATAGTTCATCTTGGTAACAACTTAGCAACTACTGAGAAAGAAATAGTTGATATGTCCTTAAGGTTAGCTGGTACAGCTTCTCAAGTTGGAATGACTGAAGCCCAAATATTAGCATTAGCAGGAGCGATGAGTTCTGTAGGTATACAAGCGCAAGCTGGTGGAGGCTCCATGTCTCGAGTAATGCAGAAAATTAACACAGAAGTGTTATCTCTTGGCGACAACTTAGATGAGTTTGCTAAGATATCTGGGATGACTTCAGACGACTTTGTAAAACAATGGTCTAAAGATCCTGCAAAAGCTATTAGTAGTTTTGTTAAAGGCTTAGATAGGATAAATAAAGGTGGAGGAGACGTTGCTTCAACTCTTAAATCATTAGGCATAAGTTCTACACAAGAGATTGACACACTATTGAGGTTATCTGGAGCAAGTGATGTTCTTGTGGATTCATTAAGAATGTCAAATCAAGCGTGGAAAGACAACACTGCATTAGTAGATGAGGCAAATCAAAGATATGAAACAACCGAATCAAAGATAGCAATGTTGAAAAATAGATTCAAAGATTTAACTATATCAATTGGTGATGAGTTGAAGGGTGCCCTATTAGGCAGTATGGATATTGTAGTAGGATATACTGAGCAGATATCAAATGCTTTATCAAAAGGTGGTATCGCAGAGGCTATTAGAGTTTTAGGTGGAATATTTGCTGACGCGTTCACTAGGCTTGCTAATGAAGCTCCAAAAATGTTGAATATTGTAGTCGGTATGATTAATTCACTAATTAATGGAATAAAGAGCAATAAGGCCAAAATATCTAAATCAATGTCTCTATTAGTAACAACATTTATTGGAGCAATATTGAAAATTATTCCAAATGTAGTGTCGATAGGTGTAGATATAATGACTGCTATAATAGATGGGATATCAAGAGAATCTGGAAAGTTAACTCAGTTAGCTTCAGATGCCATGAAAACCATTATAAATAGTATAATGAAAAACTTACCTATATTGATTTCTGCTGGAGTAACAATTATACAAAATATAATAAAGGGATTAGTAAGTGCTATACCAATGATAGCTTCAGCAATCTCAAGTGTGCTGAGTGCACTTTTATCAGCATTGATTAAATTGACACCACAACTAATAACATTAGGAACAATAATTATAAGAGAGATACTGTCAGGAATTAGCAAGGCGTTGCCATTATTAGCTAACGCTGCCTTAATAATTATACCACAATTACTAAGCGCAATAGTTTCAATGTTACCACAATTAGTAGATATAGGTGTTCAGATAATTGTAACAATTGTAAACACTATTGTGCAACTGGCACCACAAATATTGGCAGCTGGACAATCTATAATAATGAGTTTAATAGATGGAATTACTAGATTAATGCCAACATTGATTAATGCAATAGCTACTCTAGTGCCTATGATTATTCAAACTATAGTGAGTATGGCACCTGCTATTATAAGTGCAGTCTTTAATATAGGAATGCAGTTATTGGACACAATGATAAAGCTAATGCCAGCAATAATATCAGCAATTATGGAAGTAATAACAATGGTTATTCAGACACTAGCAAAAGAAGCACCCAGAATAATTGGTGCTATATTAGATATGATGATGATAATGGTCAGTACTATTTATGAATATCTACCTGCTATACTAGAGGCAGTCGTTTCAATAATCACGTCAATAGTAGGGGCAATAGCAGAAAGGGCTCCTGAGATAAGTAATGTTATTATTGATGTACTAATGTTGCTAATAGAAGCTATTGGAGAGTTCCTACCTGAATTAGTCTTAGCAGGGATGAATATTATAATGAGTTTAATATCAGGCATAGTAGAAAATGTTGACCAGATAACTGCAGTAATAGTTGACACAATGATGGAAATAGTAAATATTATACTTGAAAACCTACCTATGTTATTAGAGATGGGTATACAAATAATTCTAGCATTGATTGATGGAATAGTTGAAATCCTACCAGAATTGATAGATACTATAGTGGACACTGTTATCCAGCTAGCTGATGTCATCATAGATAACTTGGATTTAATTGTAGATGCTGGGATATCATTACTAATGGCACTAATTGAAGGGATAATAGATCAACTACCTACCCTAATTAAAGAAGTCCCTAGAATAATAAACACTTTTGTTGATACCTTGCTTGGAAATTTTGACAAGATAATAAAGGCGGGATTTGACATAATTCTTGCATTGATAGAAGGATTAATAAAGGCTATTCCTGAAATAATTAAGAATTTGCCACAAATAATCAAGGCTATATTAAATGTTCTTACGCTTTATAATTGGGTTAATGCCGCTAAGGGCATAGGGAAAGACATAATTAAAGGTATAATAAATGGATTTAAGAATAATCTAGGTGCATTAAGAGATGCTGTTGGAAATATTGGAAAAATAATATTCAATGGTATAAAGAAATTCTTCAAGATAAAATCACCATCTCAACTAATGGAGGACCAAATAGGTAAGAACTTGACGTTGGGTATAGGTGTTGGTATAGAAGATAATGTACCAGAAGTCTTAAAAGGTATAAAAAATAAAATGCCCAAAATAACAGAGACTATGAAGACTGCTGTAGGAATCAATCAAAGCAAGGTTGGTGGATATAGTTCAAATCCAAGCTCAACTAAAAACTTTGTAATGGGCACATCTGAAGAGTTTGCCTTAGCTGGCAATGTCAACACAGTAATCAATATTGATGGGCGAGAAATTGGTAGAACTGTTACACCATATGTAAGTGAAGAGATAGAACTTATAAACAAGAGGAGGAGATAGAATGATAATCAACAACAAAAGCATAAAAGAGTTTGGTGCCAATTTGTTATCAAGATTTATACATCCAACTAAAATCTCATATAATCTATTGACTCCTGATGACAGCTTAGTTAACGTGGTTGGCAAAAGAAGATATGGGCAAAAACAATTACAAATATCTATTGAGTTCTACGGAAGTAGAGCTCAAATAGAGCTTAATAAAAGTATGTTCATGCAAGAGATATTGAACGAACCAGTAATTCAATTTAACAACATTCAGAACAAGAAATATATAGGCTACGTTGATACTGTTATGATTCAAGACCAACATTACATGTTTGAAGTGTTGGAGTTCTCAATGCAGGTTCACGAAGAGAGCCATGAGATAGAAAATAGATTTGACAGTGAAATAGATATACATTTATCAAGCACTATGGAAACTCCAGCAATCATTGAGATAACTCCGCTAGCTGACATTAGTAGTGTTAAAGTAGACGGATTTGATGAGGATATAACCATCAGGAATCTTAAAAAAGATATCCCTGTTATCATAGATGGTAAGAGGTTGCTAGTTACTGAAGATGGAGTAAATAAATTTAAGGATTATGACTCATGGATATTCCCTTCTTTGAAGATTGGCATAAATAATATACGAGTATCAGGTAACACATCAAACAGAATAATTTATAGTCCGAGGTGGTTGTGATGATTAAAATATATAACGTTGAGAGAGAACTAATATCAACCACAAACAAATATAACAACATGGAGATACAAAGAGAAATAAATCAAATTGACAAATTGAGATTCTACACTGACAAAGAAACAGGTGGAAAAATTAAACTTGAAGGCTACATTGAGATAAATGAGGGAGTTTTTGTAGTAAAGGAGAACGCTCTCTCAGTCAACTATAGCATACTGGCTCACATGGACCTCGAAGAGTTTGATGAAATTATTCTTGAGCTCAAATTAGAGCGAATGACATTAAATGAAATGATTGCTGAGTTGGCTGAGGGAACTGGGTGGACAATAGTTGGAGATAGCGATGAAAGAAAGACAATAACTATTGATGGTCTTTCAATAATAGATGCTATCTTTAGNTGTGTTAATCTATTCTCATACGAAATAAGATTTAATAACATCAAGAAAGAGATAACTATTGGTGAGACAATTGGAGAAGATANAGGTNTATATTTTCACAGTGATTTAAACCTAAGATCTCTAAATATGAGCAGTGACACATATGATTATGCCACAAGATTGATACCAAAGGGAAAAGAAGGCTTAGGTATCGAGTCAGTAAATGATGGGGTTCCATATGTAGAAAACTATACATTTAGCAATAAGATAATAACAAAAGTCTGGAGAGATGAACGCTACACAATAGCAGAAAATCTTAAAGCAGCTGCTGAAGCTAGGCTTGCTGAGATAGCTAAGCCAACAAGCTATCTTGAGTGCTCTGTTGCTGACTTGAGTTCACATAGTGACTATGATTTCTTTAGTTATGATGTAGGTGATTATATCTTCTTAATAGATAGAGATTTAAATATAAAAGAAAAGTATAAAATAGGTTCCATTAGACTATTCCCTAAAAGTATTGAAGATAGCCTTGTAGTCATAGAGAATAAACAAAGAAGTGTCAATGATACGATAAGATCCCAAGATGAGAAAATAGAGGAACACTCAGAGGACCTATCTAACTATGACGATAGGCTATCTAAAATAGAAGATATCTTAGGAATAAGCCCTGATGGTGACTGGGGCGACTGGGATGATGATGACTGGACACCAGGCGTTCTTCCAGAATATGAAAGAGCTGAAGATTTAATAAAGAGTAATCCAGGATTAAGTATAGGGTTGTCATCATGGGTAGATGTGAACGAAGTGGATGCAGTATCTTTTGACGGCTCAGGAAGAGTGATTAACTTAAAAGATGCTATAAACAATAATATTATATATGAACAGAGGGATATGAGATATAGGCCTTCTATAAAGAATATGAATGGAAGAAGATGGGTTAGTTTCAATCCAGACCCAAGAACTATGCTTAGATGGAATTATGGTGAGGATAGACCAGAAGACGCCATACAACAACATGGTCAATTTTTAAATCACTTAAATAAAGATGAAACAGTTAGAACAATATATATAGTGTATTATGATAGAACTCCAGATGTAGTTAGTAGAGACTTTACGTCTAGTCCGCCAGCAGAAATATGTCAAAATAATAGAAAAATTAGAAGAGCAAGCAATTCATTCCCGAGAGGTTATAGCTCACCACTGGGTTATCCATACAGCTACACAGTGATACCATCTGCAGGAAGCACATCTATAGGAACTGCTTCCGATGGAAGATTGACACCTTTTTATAACAGTAGACGAATAACAGATGAAGTAGTTCTTGGGAGACCTAGTAAATATAAGAATGTTTTATCTTCTGGTGTCACAAACTTTAATAATCTAGGTATGAACAAGAAGGATTATGATGGATGGATAGCTGACAGAGATGTTAGTGTTTCAACATATAGTAACTCTTGGATAAGTTATGTCTATGAAATGAACGCTTTTTTCACTGGAGAAATAACAGAA